CTTAGAAATATCTCTAAAGCTCTCACTAAATCATTCAAATATCTAGCATCTATCTCTTGTGGAGGGGATGGTAATCTAGGGAATGGGGTTACATTCGTAGCCACTATCTTCTCCCATCTTGTCTAATATCCACACGAGGACTGCCTAATCTCCATCTTACGCCTAAAGCAGAGCAATCAACTTTGATAGAAAAAGCTCTGCCACGAAGTCTAACATCCGCTTTATTAGTGTATTGTTCAAAAGGCACTGTTGTAGAAACGGCGGTTCTATCTACTTTAGATATTTCAGATTGCAAATAATTACCCGCAGGAAAGTTATTAGATTGTAGTGTAACATTTACTGTGGGTGCGTTTGTAGTAGAGCCGTTAAATGTAAAATCTGGTATCAATCTTTTTATAAAAGTAAATTGATCACCATCCCCTATGTCCATAGGGCTAGACTCTATTGTGGAAACCATAACGGAACCATCATCAGTATAACCAGTTTCATGGTTGTATAAGTAATTACCCTCTGCTGCTACTGGGAAGGTTCGTATACCTCTATCTAAAAAAGCTGATCTCCCCAAAGTTCCATAATACCAAGTTTTTTCTGCATAATTATAGATAACGTAACGATCATTCTCTCCCGTTCCGCCACTTGCAATAGAATTTGTCTCAGAACAATAAAACCAAATCACCTCACTAAACTCTGATATTACAGAGGCATATACTTTTTCTGCTTGGTCATAGTCAAAATTAAAAAATACACGCTCTTTTACCGAGCAGGGTAACTGTTGTGTTTTACCATCGTACACATAAAAGTTTTGTCTACCCATCCAGAATACTGCATCTTCTACGGCTATAGCTGCATTTGGACCCATAATCGTAGTATTACTAGCTAAAGGTTGGATTCCAAAAGTAAAAGGCGCACCAATAAATTGCATTGAATGCACAGAACTATCTGTAAGGATTATTATCTCTCTCTTTGTTTCTATGGCTCTTACAAACTCGGAACCAGAACCAATTCTTAAATCTCCCGCAGAATTTTCTGCGGTAGGATTCCAGTCAGTTAAAGACTCTTGATCAGAAAACCTTATTAACAAAGGATCTTGAGCCGCAACTCCAACAGGGTTGCTTCCAAATGCAATTACATGACGATCAACATTTGAAACCATAATTTGTTTTGCGATTAAAGGTGTGTTGTTGGCACCCGACACTGTTCCTATTTCTACTGCTCTTGTAGATACACCGTTACTTTTATCCCAATAAAAAATTGCACCATTTCTAGGATTAATTAACAGGTCTTCTCCAAAGTTATCATGGCTCCACATTCGTAAAGAAGTTGTAACACCTATGGCAGCCCCAGAACCCCAAGTGCCTCTGCCCCAAGTTCCGGCACCCCAGCCTGTGCCACCAACGCCTGTGTTTAAACCAGCATTGATTTGGTACACACCATCAACACCTGACCCACCATTACCACTATCACTAGCATTTGCTGTGACTGTTGCTCCAGCGGTATCTTTGGCAATAATTGTATATGTGTTTGTAGTTGGAACTGAATTTATTTGATACTCTTGATTAAGAACAGCGGCAGTTATAAGACCACCCAAAGAAACCGCTTCTGCAAAAGTAACAAAATCGTCCTGCACCGCGCCATGACCAGTATCTGTTACTGTTATTGTTGATGAGCCATTTGTTGCAGCAAACGTGATGCCATTAGTGGTTGTGGCTCTTATGGGAGTAATATCATAGAAAGCCTGACCTTGTTCTATGTAATATTTTACATTTGTTCCCACACCTAAAAAATCAGACCCATCAAGCGCGACCCAATTAAATAATGCCCTAGCTGTTCCAAGATAAGTGTTTTGAGAATACTTTTCCCAACCGCCCATCACTTCGGGAAAGCCCAGCCGAAAACGCACTTTATCACAATCAACCCAACCGCCTTCGTTTGAGTAAGATGTTATATCACTGTTAATTCCGGGCTTAAATTGGAGCTTGGTTAGAGGCACGAATAACTCCTTTATATAGCATCAGGCCAGTCATTGATTGGTGCTGTACCAGTTGCCTTACCATCACTGTCCACAGGTGTATCATAAAGAGCCATAAACGCAGCAAAGTCAGCAGCATTAGTAATGCTTGTTTCTATTGCAGCACAAGCAGTTCTGACTGCATCTCTGTAGGTACTAACTGTGCTGGGGATTGCTGTAGACTTTTCTGATTTTCTCGTCACATACCAGTCATAAGGTGCAAGTTTTTCGGCGGCTTCTTTTTTAGCTGAAGCTATAGCCGCATTTTTTAGGCCAATTGTTTTGCCTTGCTGCCCCGTCATTGGGTCGTTCAAAGCATTACCCTCTTCATCAACCCACAATGTATCTGTAAGGGATTTAGGAATTAACGTACCATCAGCTTGCCTACCACTATAAAATCTATTATCAACGTAAGCCTCACTAGCTGGCAAGTCTTCCCAAGTAAGGCCAATAGCAGCTTTTTCATCGGCACTAAGGTTGGTCCACACAGCAGGGTATTGTGTGCCGTTATTATCGATCCACGCCTTGCCAACTCTAATTATTCTGCCTGAGTATTTCCACGGCATTTTATATTCTCCTATCGTGCATTAGCAAATTTAAATGGGGATTCGGCAATGGAAATAAAAATATAACTTGAGGGAGATCCAGTGACGTTTAAATCGGCATATGTATTTCTCATTTTGAACCCGTTTGATAAAAAATCAATTAATAATGAAGAATTGTCTGCATACTCAGCAGCAGAATCATTAACAACAATACCATCGTTAACTACATTAAAAGTTGACCTTTTGTTATCAAAAATCCACCAATTTGTACCCGCAGCATCAGTGCGTTTTATCAGCAGAAATTGGGGGCGGTGTCCTGTGTAGACAAATGTGCCATCTGCGTCACTGTTCCCAAAGTAGCTGGCAACCTTTGAGTAGCCCTCAATATTAGCAAAACAATAAGCAATATATGTTTTTGTGTCTTGATTTAAGTCAGGAAATGTGCCTAGAGAAAAGGTGGTTGGTGTAGCCGCAGTGTCGTTAAAAGCTCCAGCCGCATCGTCTTGCGCCGCAGTGCTATTAAGCAATAAGTAATCTGTTTCATCTACCGAACCAGCCTTTACATACACAAGCCAGTTTCCATCTGCGTCAGTAGCCACCCTTGATTTGATTATAACCATTGAAGGAGCCACACCTAGACCATGTGCTACAGTTGCATTTGCCCCACTTCCGGTATAACTAACAATACTAAATCCAGCCTTCGTGTTGACCTGACCAGACGATGCTATGGATGCGCCGTTTGCACCAGCAGAGTTGCTGAACGCTGTGCCAGCCAGCCAATTCCAAGAAACGTAGGTTGCGCCATTATCATTCCATTCTGATGTTGCACTTCCACCTGTGGTAGTATTAGACACAGTAAATCCATCTGAATCAAACGACCTAAACCAATCATTTCCAGAAGTAGTATTTTCAGCATTTGTGCCATTGGGAACTAAATATCTAAAAGAACCACGAACTGAATCTTGGGCAACGTGATTTGCAGTAGTTCTTTTTTTAATCCATGTCCAATCAGGTGAAAAACCCACCCCTGTGACATTTAGTTGACTGCTATTCCCAGTGTAAGTAACCGTATTAAAATAGTCAGTGCCATCAATAATCTCTGGTTCTGGAAGGTTAGATGAACACATCGCAAGATAGCCAGACGGTGGCGCATAGAAAAAATCACCTATACCATTTGCATCAGATGCAAATGCAGAGCCGCCGTTCGTATGCAGCGAAAAAGAACTATCTTGACCAAAATTGACTGCGAACTTTACATTATTTTGATACGCGCCAACCGCTACTTGATATGAAGCACCCGCTAAAAGCGCACCGCTTAATCCTGTTTTACTTGAGCCGGATGCGGGGTTTCCAGAATTTATATATGTATTGTTCTTAGCAAAATAAACTGCAAGGTTATCCATATCAATTGCAATGCCGATTATATCACCAACCCCATAAGTAACATTAAAGTCACCAGTCAACGAACCACCAGAATAAACATCCCCAACAGAGGCATAGTAACCAAAGTTTGAGGATGGCGTATAAAATGTTGTTCCTGCTAAAAATTTAAAACTTTGGCTTCTTGCGACACCAATTATTAAATCTAAAGTTCCAGTAGCACCAGTCATCAGCACTTCACAGTACCATTTGCCACTGCTAACGTGCATTGTTGAACCTGTACATTCCCAATCGTTTGCATTAGCAGATGTTGAAACAAGATTACCTTCTGACAAAGCTGTCGCAGAATGTTTTTCAAGTGCATTAAATGTAGCAAAGTTATTAGTCGGGCTGTCGGGGACAACATCAGAATATACTAAAACACTGCTAGTAAAGTCATTATTGTTTCCAGAAGTATCATTGCCAAGGGTTACAGAAAAAGGATTGTCTGGGCTAAATACTGGATTTCCCTCAGTGATAGAACCGCTAACTGAGGCAGTGCTTGCATCTGCTGTAATCGTTGAAGTGGTAAATGCTAATAATTTCACATTACTTGAATCATTAGTTAAAGTGCTAGTGGGTACTGTAAAGGTAGTACCGCTACCATATCTAGCCGCACCTACCGTAAATCGTAAGTTACTGTATGTTCCATTTAAGTGTGACGCACCACCCGCTTCGTGAGCATCTCCCACATCAAAATGTGCCATATTAACAGCGGTTGTTCCAAAACTTGTTGATGTGTCGCGTTGAACACCATCGACATAAAAACGATGCGTTCCACTTTCACGCACAAGTGCGATATGATGCCAGTCTGTAGTGGTTATATGGGTACTCATATCACTAAAAGTGATAGATCCGCCGGGATAGTATAAGTAGGGGATGCCGTTTGGACCCAATTGAAGCACCCAAGCTCCGTTAGTGTAATCACCAAAACCATAAGCCCAGTTTGCTTCAATATCAGCTTTCATAAAAAATTCTAAGCAGTAGTCATCATCCGTAGCAATATCGTACTGAGTCGCATTAGACCAACTTATGTTATCTCCTGTTCCATCAAACTCAACACTATTACCTTCAGTAAAAGAGAAAGGTAAATAAAATCCATTATTCCCATGTCCGCCCGAATACGATTTTGGTATCCAGATGCCGTTCTTAGTCTGACCAAAATCATTATGGTCTATGCCAGAAACACCATCAACAACATGATATTCCGCTAAGTATCCACCAAGGTAATAATTATCATTGAAATATTTACCAATAGTAAGATTAACACCGTCAGCTAAAAGTCTTTGAGCAGTAACGGCACTCCCTGTGGCAGAAGGGGTTCCTATTGCTTGCTGCACACCATTAACATAAATTTTCATTTTATCTGCATTTGCGCTTTCAGCGGCATTGAAAACCACAACAATATGATACCAAGATGATACATCTCTAAATACGGCTGTAGTAGTTATAACTAATTCGTCAGAGCCAGCCGCTGTCTTATCAAGATAAGCTTGTAATGTGTCATCAGCCATAAAACTAATATAACCACAAACATTTGGTGCTGTAGTTGCGGATGAAAAAATCATCTGTATAGACCCAAGTTTACCTCGCTTTACCCAGCAAGAAACTACCGTTAATGTTGCACTAGAGGCGGCTCCGCTATTTGTCCTCGTTAAATACGCACTACTCCCAGCATCAAACTTTAACGATTGGTCAATGGTGGTACTATAAAAGCCTGTGCTTACTTCACCTGAACCTGCTGCTTGAATTATGCTCATAATTAAACCCTAAGTTAAGATAGCCGTAGCACCAACAAGAATTGTATTATCCCCACTAGCCGCAGTTACATAATATGTTACAAAGTAAGTGCCTGTTGCAGCAAGAGCAGTTAAAACATCCGCGTTGATAGCTACATCCGCATGAGCATTAACCGTATGATTGCCACCATTAACAAACTTAATACAGCCTGATTGACCAGCGGCTGCGTTTGTAAAGGTCATCGTGACAGTTCCTGCGGTTGTGGTAGTGAAATTATTCCCTACTGCTAAATCATAGGTCGCATCGTTTTCAGCGGTTATTGTACTGCCGATTGCTCTACCAACTACTGTAACATCATCATTTACAGTTAAAACTGTTGTGCCTGTTGCAATTGAAGCAACGGTAGCATCCGCATCATTTTTAATTGTAACATCTGAGGTAGAACCTTGCCCTGTAAGGATCAAACCCTCTGCCGCAGTAAAACCAATCGCTGCATCATCTCCCGCAGCGGTATCTCCTGCGGCTTGCAAAGTTCCTGCCGCAACAATATCGGCGGCGGCATTAAATGTGCCAGCTATAGATAAATCAGTAAGAGCATCAACTACTGCCGCGCCACTCCCTGCACCATCCAAATAGACCATAGATACCTGACCATTTGGTATGGTTACATTAGCCCCAGACCCCTGGCTAATAATGATGCTATAAGGACCAGAGCTACCACTGTCCGTGGTAGCGTTTTCAATTATATGAACTCTGCTATTAGTATTAGGACCAATAGTAATTGTACAGTTAGAGTCTAAAGCACCTGTATACTTAATATACATAGCTCTAGCTTGATCGGTAGATCCATCAGCCACTGTGCTTGTATGAGTATCAGCATTTGTAGTTATGGCTTCTGTACCATAACCAAACGCCTCGCCAATAAGCTCAAGGTTTGTGTTGGTTGTTGTTCCCCAAGTACCAGAACCATCGCCAGTACCTAACTCATTAAGTCTTAAATCATTTACATAGGTGCTTGCCATTTTTCTGTCCTTACGCTGCTATGTCTGTCCAGTTAGGTGTTTGTGATACAGATACCCCAGACCAGTTTGGAGTCTGTGATGGAACGATTGGCCTGTAAAGTATTTCTTCTCCCACCGCACCTGTTGCCGTAACTCCTGCTGGAAACACGCCTATTGACTGAATAGGAGCTACTGTTCCTGTTCCCAATGTAGCAGTTATAGAATTACCTGTAACCGCGAAAGTTGCTGTCCCTGTTACAGTAACACTTCCTACTGCACTTGTTCCAGCAGACCCTGTAACTGCAAAAGCCGCTGTGCCTGATACGCTAACAGTTCCTACTGCACCTGTTCCTGCCACCCCCGTTACAGGAATCTCCAGCACGTTTTGCACCGTTGGAGATCCTAATGCGGTAGTACCAGCAACTCCTGTTACAGCAAGTGGAACGCTTTGGTTCCACGCACCTTCACCCCAAGTACCTCTACCCCATCCTGTTAACGACATAAGCTACCTCATCAGGCTATTCGTATAATGGCGTTACTCGCATCTGCCGTAGGGAACTGAACTGTAAATGTCCCAGAAGTAGATGTCTTGTTAGAACTAAAATCTAGTACAGCTACAGCTTTATCACTGTTAGTATCGTTGTATATCAACGCACCCATCGCCGTAATTGTAGCTGTAGTAAAGCTGATGTCTGCAAAATCAGTCAAAGCTGTTGTGCCAGAAGTGGTTGGAGCAACTTTAGTAAGAGTACCACCACCAGCCGCGTAAGAGCCGCTGTTAGCTACCTCACCCGTGGTTGTATAAGCTGTTGTTGCTGCACCAAGAGTAGCTGTAGTGCTAGACTTACCGCCACCACCCTCTGCATAAAGAGCCAGCTTAAAAGCATTACCGTTTGTTGCGAAATTGTGTGTGCCTAACATAAGCTCTTGCTTAAATGATGTACACATTGCTTGTGCGATTGCCATTACAGTCTCCCGATAGCTTTTGCCAGTTCCAATTGACCAGCATCACGAACCTTGGCGCAAATACTAGCACGTTCTTCCTTTCTAGCCAACTCTATATAGTATTGTGCTAGGTTTCTAACTCTATCTTGAAAAGCCTCTGCTTGCAAACGTATGGGTTCAGGCGCTTCATCAGATATGTAAAGCAGCTTACTAGCTAACATATCTGCTATCTGATCGTTAGATAGTCCGCCATTCTCAGACGTTACAATGTTGACTGCTCCTACAGTTCCTACGTTTAAATCAAACATGATCATGCCTTCCAAAAATTACAGGCTCACTTTCTATAGGCTCTGGAGGAGCCACTTCAGATTGCTTTGTTATCAAGACGCTACCCTCATGCACGGTCTGCACTAAAGGATCGTTTAATCTGTGATAACCATAAAGTTTTTCATTATCAGGAACATTAGTATCTAACAAGCCTGAACGATGAGCAATCTCTAGCTTTATTCCTTTGGAGGCAGCTATAGCACACCAAAACTCAACACATGCCCTGCCAGATTCTGCCATGTTTACATTTTTGTATGTAAAATCAATTCCATACAAACATATCTTAGTTGTTTTTTTCCAAATAGCATACGCCATTGCATAAGCTACGGTGTTGTTGAAGTAACAATACCCTGTTGATTTAACAACTTTTTCTAACGGAAACTCTTCAATAGCAGGAAAATCAGGATGCTTTACACAAGAATAAATAGGATTTGTGTTTTTTTGCAAGAACTCACGAGCTACACCTGTTTGAGAACCAGCGTTTTCTGTGTCTAAAAATCTTGTGACCGGATCCATCATAAATGTTCGATCTACATGAATAATTCCACCAATACAATTTATACCCCAAACTTCGTCAAATTCTTGCGAAGCAACTCGCGCCGAAATATAGTCAGCGTAGCTGCCTCCAAGCCCAACAATAGCTATTTTCATGTCTTAGTTGCCCTTACTAGCCCTTCACGATATGCGTCTGTATTTTCTACGCCCTTTGCATAATTTTGCAGTCTTTGAACAGACTCTGCATACCTAGCAATATAAAGCTGAAGCATATCTGTTTCACCTTTCATAAAGGTGTAAGCCTCTATAAGACTCGCATACAAAATAGCGTTAGGTGCGTTTTCACTTAACCAAGTTAATGTTGTATCAGCAGAAAGTGAAACAATTATACCTGTTGCTCCGCTTGTTCCACCTGTAACTGTTTCTCCAACAGTGAAATCACCCGTAGGAAGAGTTATCACAAATTCAGTAACAGATGTTATTGAATTTATAGTGGTACTTTCCCCGCTGGTTCCACCAGTGATAATTTCATTAGCTGCAAATGTTCCAGAAACATTGCTTACGGTTAACGTGACTTTGCTTGCTGCAAGACTTACAGGTCTATAATAGTAATGAAGTTCAGACGCAAAGTTTGCATTTGGAGTGGGGGCAAGTATAAAGTTGTTTACATCATACACGGCATAATATTTTGGAACACCAGTTGCGCCCGTAGGATTAAACTCTTGTAAAAAATTAACATCTTTTTGCAACAAAAACTCTTTTGAACTAGAGTTCTCTATAGATAAACTAAAAGAAGCTAAATAATCGGTAGGCACTGCCAAGAATTGATTTGCGGAAGTCATTACTCCAGCAACATTTTTGCGGAAGTAATCTAAATCAACTTCTTTTAGAAGTCTTTCTTCTGCATTTTTAATAAAAGTATTTAAATTTGAGACAAAAACAGTTTCCTGATTGTCTGTAAAATCTTTTATAGCTTTTTTTAATTCTGTATATGTATAACTCATGGTGTGTTCGCCTGTCCGCCCATGCCGCTATGATTGGTGCAATAATAGTACAACGTAGGAGCGCCACTGGCTACGGTTATTTGAACATAAGCTCCTGAAGAGCCGGGAGTGCCGCTGGTCGTAACCCCTGTCGTATATTGAGAGCCACCACTGTGGGTTCCGCCAGAAGTTGTAGAGAACCTTAAAGGATGACCAGAATTACTGCTATCAGACTGGTCAAATCTATATGTGCTACCTTCTGAAAGGCTAACCGTAGCTTGTCTAACACCATTAATATAATATTTATTAGCCCCATAATAAGAAGCAACTGTAATGGTAAATGTTGCGGCTATAGATGTTCCAGTGCCTGAAGCTGTAACCGTTCCCACTAAACCAGTTCCTGTGACGCTTGTTACGATTGCGCTAGTTGGTGTAATGACATTACCGCCAAAGGTGACAGTTCCAATTTGACCCCGCATTTCAGGTATTAATGGCTGAAACAACAGTGTTGTTAAATTAAATGCAGGGAAACTAACTGTAGCGCCAATTATATTGTTGGTATCAGGGCGAGGATC